CCTCACGGCGGCGGCGTCGAAGCTGGGCGTCACGCGCCAGGCGGTCTACAACTATATCAAGCGCTACGACCTCCAGAGCGTCCTCGACCAGGCCCGCGAGAATATGGTGGACGAGGCCGTGGGCCAGCTACACAAGCTGGTCCGCGATGGCAACCTGGGGGCGACGATCTTTTACCTCAAGACACAAGCGAAGGGCCGCGGCTTCACCGAGCGCATCGAGCAGACCGGCGCCAATGGCGAGCCGATAGAATACCGCCAGATCAAGACCGAGGGCCGGCCCGGCATCGGCGACCTCAAGGCCGCGCTGGTTGGCAACAGGGTGGCCGACCTGGTAGAGGACGATGGCTAACGCCGCGAAACACAAAGACGATGATTGATATAGCTACACCGCCCAGCAAGGACGAGGACTACGCCTGGGCCGCCCAGGAGGGACCGCAGCGGACGGCTATATGGATGGGCGAGGCGGTGCAGGAGTTGTTCTATGGGGGCGCGGTTTTTGGAGGCAAGACGAGCTATCTCCTCGGCGACTTCGCCCAGGACATAAGCCAGGGCTCCGATTGGCGGGGCGTCCTCTTCCGCCAGAGCTACCCGGACCTCGAGGAGATCATCGACCAGAGCCACGAGATATACCCTTACGTGGGTGGCGAGTACCTGGTCGGCAAGCACACCTGGAAGTTCCCAGGTGGCGCCATGCTGCGGCTGCGCCACCTCGAGAAAGAGACCGATTTTACGAAGTACATGGGCTGGAGCTTGGCCTGGATCGGGTGGGATGAGCTACCCACCTGGGAGTCGATGCGGCCCTATAAGATGATGCTCTCGCGCCTACGCGGCCCGGCCAAGCATAAGCGGGTGCGAGCCACCGGCAACCCTGGCGGGCGCTGCCATGCCGAGGTAAAGCGCTACTTCGGCATCGACGGCTACCCAGATGGTATGGTGCCGCTCGAGGACCAGGCCACCGGGATGGTCAGGATGTTTGTCCCGTCGAGGATCCGCGATAACAAGATCGGCCTCGCCGCGGATCCAGGCTACGAGCAGCGCCTCGATGGCCTGGGCGACCCGGAGCTGGTGCGGGCCTGGAAGGACGGCGATTGGGACGCGATCCTCGGGAGCTACTTCTCGATGTTCGCGCCGGCTGAGTGTAAGGTGGAGCCGTTCCTCATACCGCCGAATTGGTCCACGTTCCTTTGCATGGACTACGGCGAACACAACGCCACCTCGGCGATGCTGCTGGCGGTGGACTACAACGACGATGTATGGGTCGTAGATGAGTACTACCGGGAAGGTGCGGGTGGTGCGGACCATGCGCGAGGCATCAAGGCGATGCTCGACAACTGCCCTTACGTGACCGAGAGGCCGCGGCTGAACCTGGCGCCACCGGATATGTGGACCAAGCGGGCGCCGGGCGAGGCGTCCCAGGCGCTGGCGCCGAAGGATAGCTTCGAGGCCGAGGGCGTCTACCTGAAGCGAGCGAATACGGATAGGGTCAATGGTTGGCGCAATATCAAGGATCTGCTCTACGCTGGGCGGCTCAAGTTCTTTCGGGGGCGGACGGACCAGGTGGTCTCGAGTCTATCGACGGTGCAGCGCGACCCGAACAACCCGGAAGACGTTCTCAAGGGCGGCAACGATCACCCTGCTGATGGGCTGCGCTATGGCATCAATCACGTATATCGTCCGCGGAAGAAGCAGGACGGCCCGCAGGGAGACGGACAGCGACTTCTGGACCTGTTAGGGAACGACGAACCGAAATATAGGTACGCTGGATGAATAAGCAGCAACTGATATACTGGAAGAGCGAGCGCGAGATGCTGGACCGCCTCTACCGCGATAGGATGCGCGAGTGGCAGCGGCTGACCGATCTCTACGACCTCAAGTTTGACGATAGGATCCGCGACCTGGAGCCCCAGGACATCGTGCGGATCTCGAGGTTCTACCCGGTAGTGCGCCAGATCATCTCGACTATCGCTTTCAGGTATCCCAAGCAATTCTTCATTATCGAAGACGAGGGCGGCGAAGAGGTCGCCCAGATCCTCGAGCGAGCCAGCTCGGCCTTTATGAACCTGACCAACGTCAAAGACCACGTTCACCAGGCTATCTTCGACGCGCTCTTCTGCGGCGTGGGCTGGCTGCGGCTCGACTACAACCCGCCCGGCGACGATATGATCGCGCCGTATGTGACTAACGACGATATGGCGGACGATATGGTCAGCGTCAGCCGGGTGCCACCGGGCTTCGTCCATGTAGATCCTACCGCGGCGCCGCACCGCCTCGGCACGGCCCGGTATATCCGGGAGCGTATGTGGGTGCCGCTGAAGTTTCTCAAGGATGACCCCGAGATCCAGCACAAGCGCCAGCTCAAGCGCTCCTCCGTAGGCGACGAGGACGAGCTGGCCTTCGGCGAGGTCATGGGCAGCCAGGGCGGCGACTCGGAAGAGCTACAGGCGCTCAAGGAGTCGGTGGATAACGGCGAGTTTGTCCTGGTGGATCGCATCCACGATAGGATCAACCGCAAGTTGATCATGTTTGCGGACAACGTCGAGGAGCCGATCCTCGAGCGCGACCACCCCTTCGTCAAGATGAGCTTCCCGCAGATGGTCAACTCGATTGGTCAGTTGATCTTCGAGGAGGACGAGACCGGCCAGCTCACCGAGCCGGTTCTCGACATCGACGCGGGTATGCCGGCGCAGGGGTTTTTGACGGAGAATGGCTTTCCCTTTGTGCCGGTCAAGTTCGATATGAACGCGAGCAGCTACTACCCGCAGCCGCAGATGGCGTATCTCGAAGACATCCAGAATGGGATCATCGAACAGGTCAGCCGGCGCAGCGATCTGCTCAAGCGGACGGCCCGGCAGGGCGTAGTCAGCGAGGCCGAGGTACTGGCCAACCCGGACCTATTGGAACGGTTGCGGCGCGGGCGTGATGGCGAATTCCAGATCATGCAGGACATCAACAACATTAAAGAGTTCAACTTCGCCAGCGTCCCTGCGGACCTCTACCGCCATGAGCAGAGCCTCCTGGCCTACGAGGACCAGATCGCGGCGGTGCAGCCACCTACGGCTGGCGAGAGCGATACGGCGACAGAGGCGGCGGTGGTAGCGGCCTCGGCGCAGCTCAACGGCAATTGGATGGAAGCGAAGGTGGCCGAGGCTTACGAGCTGGTGGTCCGCAACGCCTTTCAGATCATGGGCGATCCGCGGTATACGCCCGAGAATTTCGCGTTGAACGTAGCACCCGAGGGCGAGGGGATGCTGGTCAGGGCGTTACGGAATTCGGATTTCCTCTGGAATTTCCGCATCTACACCAGGGTGGGGTCTACGCAGCCGCTCTACGAGCAGCTCGAGCAGGACCGCTTCCTGGCTTTCTGGGACCGTGCCGCGGGCCGTCAAAACTTCGACCAGATGGAGTTGGACAAGGCGATGGCTCAGGCCTTCGACATTGTCGATGTCGAGAAATTGATGGTCTCCGATGCCAACGTCGAGGCGCAGCGGGCGGCGCAGTTGGAGAATGACCGGTTTATGCAGGGCGTCGATACGGATGTCCTGGCCGAGCAGGACCATATGACCCACGCCGAGACCCACGCGACCTACCGGGAGCATCCGCGCTACCAGGAGCTGATGCAAGCCGCGCAGATGAGCAATCAGATGGGCCAGCCGCTGAACGTCCAGGCGGCGCAGCAGATACAGCAGATAGACCAGATGGTGATGGCGCACGTGCAAGCCCACCAGGCGGCGCTCGAGAATGAGCAGCAGACCGCCGCAGGGCGTCCTGGGGGCGGTGGAGCTACCGGGACCGCTGGGGCCGAGGATTTGATGGGCCAGGTGCAGTCGAACGCCCAGAAGACGAGCCAGGCGGCCCAGGCGCAATCAGATGAGATGGTGAGAGGGAGTTGATGGCTCGAGGCGCTCTACAGATGTCGCTGGCCAACCTGGTCGATTACCTCACGCAGGAGGAGGAGGACCAGGCGGTGCCTTTGTCGCTACTGGCGGACGCGGTAGCTGGCGGCGCCCGGCAGCCCTTAGACCTGGCCTTCGGCGAAGAGGCGGTGACGCAAGCGGGGCAGTTGGCGGCGGCTACGCCGGGCGGTGTCGCGCAGTGGTTCACTGAAGACATCCCAGCAATGGCAGAGCTGGGCGGCGACCTGGCTGGCGCCATCGCGCAGCCCTCGACGCAACGCCTCCAGAGCGGGCGCGAGGCCGGCGCGGCGGCGCGGCAGGGCTTAAGCGCCTTGGCAGACCTTATAGCTCAAGAGGGCGCTATGGGCGTAACCAGACGCGGGCTGGAGGCAATGGGGGAGGGCGTGGGAGAAGCGCTTGATGAGCGCGGGCTTGCGGCTTTCGCCGGCCCGGAGGATGTGATACCGGGCAGCAAGTTGTTGGCAGCGCTTGGCATGGCGGCTCCGGTGGCTAAAAAGTCGCTGTTTGATGTTACTCCGCAAGTAAAAAAAGCCTCATTAGAAAATCCAGCAGTGCGGCGCCGTGAGTCTATGCGCGAGGGCGGCGAAACAATTATAGAAGACCAAGTGCCAATAGAAAAAACGATTATTCAGCCAGAAGATTTACAAGGCAGGGTGGGCGTTCCGTTTATGGCGGATCGATCAAGGGCCGGTGGCAACTTGACGCAAGTGGGCGGCGTTCCTTTAAGCCGCCCGGTGCCGCTACAAGGTGGCGAAGATTACCCATTAGTAATTAATCCTAATGCAGCATGGGCGTCTAATGCTGGAATAGCAGTAAACAAACAGAATAATGCAATAAAAGCATTAGAAGCTACGGGTAAGGCACCTGTTGGCGTCTTTACGGTAATGGGAGAGCGAGGGATAGATTTCTCGACGCCAGTAATTGAAGCAATGGTAGGGCAGTTAGAATCAATAAGAGTGCCTAAAAAATCTATTAGAAAATTTGACGATACAATAAACGAAAAAATAAATAAGACAAATAAAACGAGAAGAAAAGAAGGGCGCCCTGAGATGCCTCGTTTTGTGGGATTAAATCATCCCGATGCTATGGATCAGTTATTGGGCATTAATGAATACCCACATTATGGCTCGGGCAATCTCAGAAAATTATTAGTGCAAGAAATGTTTGGCACAGAGTTTCGAGATATAGGATTTCCTGTTTATCACGATGTAATGAATGCAGTAACTAAACCAGAATTAATGCCATTAAATAGAGGTGATGCTGGCACCACTATGTTTTCATTAGAGCCAGATTCGCCATTATCTACCGATTCCCGTCATGGTTCTTATGATATGGCAATTCCTGGTAGCTATTTAGGCGGCTTGGAGTCGGCTGTTCCAGCCCAAGTAATGTATCCAAAAACTTTTGATTATTTAGCAACGCAAAAAACAAAACCAGAAGAAGGAAAACCAAGTCGTTTTCTTACTGAGGATGAAAAAATAGGCTCGTTGGGCATGGCCCATCATTGGGAGGTCTTTGACCAGGAGTGGGTGGACAAGGTGTCGGAGTGGTTACAGAGCAGCGAAGCAAAGAAAGGTGGCGCAGCGATGGTCCTCGCACCTCTATTTTTTGGCGCCGCCCAACTCGAGCAACTGGAGCAAGAATAAATGCCCGTCTTCCACGACTACCAATGCACCTCCTGCGACCACCTGGTCGAGGACGTTATGGTCGAGCGCAAAGCCGACATCAAGCGCCAGGTCAAATGCCCGGAATGCCAGGGCGTGGCTAAGATGTATTTCGGCGGCTTCAACTCGATGTCGAGGTGGAACTTCTCGAGCGCCGAGCGGGGCTACAACAAGGGCTTCGCGGACCCGCAGACGGGCGTCGAGTATACCAGCTACGCCCATCGCCAGCAGGTACTACGCGAGATGGGCATGGAGGAGACCGGCGCCAGCCAGAAGCACGATCATATCATGGCGGACGCTGAGAGCGCCCAACGCGCCCAGGTGGCCGCCGAGGGAGACCGGGTTGGGGTTATCGCGGCGGACAGCGTAGACGAGATCGTAGGGCAGATAGACGAGGATAGGATAGACCGGGGGGCTACGGGTGATATGAATAGAGATACTGGACCCGATTGGAGCCCGTTTGGCGACGATTAAAGAGGGTGTGTAAAGGCAGTTGTTCCAAGCGCTCAATTTTGTCGGAACAAAATGGAACATTGTAACATGTTGTAAATACAGGACCAAAAGGTAGTTGTTCCAAACGCTCATTTTTGTTGGAACAAAATATTGGAACAATTGAAGTAACTCGGGGAGGACGCGCCACCTGGCGGATGGCGCCCCTCCTTTGGCCTCGCAAAAATATAGGAGAGAATACTATGACTGAAGTCGCAGTCGATTCTGCGGTTTCTTCGGAGCAACCGAGCGGCGCCCAGCCGAGTGAATCCGTATCCGAGATGGGTATGGGGTTCATCGAGGCTGACGCATCCCCGCTCGATTCTGAGGGATCTGGCGCGGAGCAACCGGCAGCGGGTGAGGGCTCAGTAGACGCAGCACCGACAACCAACACCGAAGCACCCACCCCAACGACAGAGGCAACCACCGACGAGGCTGGCACCTTGCGTCAGGCGGACTACACCCGCAAGACGCAGGAGGTCGCCGAAGAGCGGCGCCAGGTGGCGGCAGAGCGGGCGCAGATAGCCGAGGAGCGGCGTATCTACGCCGAGTCTCAGGCCAGAGCGAACCAACCACCGGCCACCGATCCGGTGCAAGCATTGGCCGCGCAGCTCGGGCCTGAAGAGGCTCGAGGGCTCACCGTTGTCGATCAGTTGGTACAGGAGCGGGCGCAGCAGATCGCAGCGGCGGAGATTTCTAAAGCCCTCGGTCCGTACAAAGCCTACCTGGACCGGCTCGAACCGGCAATGGGCATGGTCAACCAGGTCGCGCAGCAGCAAAACGCAGCGGCCCAGCAGCAAGCCAACGCCCAGATAGAGGCTGCCGAGGCGATCTTCGGCAAGATCGATACCTGGGACGCTCGGCATCGCAGCTTGGTAGGGGCATTAGCCAAGCAGGAAAACCCGGACACGGGGCAGAAGTTTACCGTGGCCGAGGCGATGTCACTGGCAACGGGCCGGCGCCTTACCGATCAGCATGACGCGGTAGGGGCGCAGCGTAGTGCTCGCAACACGGCGAAACGCTCGACGGCGGGCCAAAGCGGCTCGCCTTCGTTGGTGGAAAGCAACGGCACGATCTCGAGGGAGCAAGCGCTCGCAGAGATCCGCGCCACGATGTAGTAGGGTGGGGTTTCACAACAGAGAGACTTAACAATGGCTCAGACAACTTCGGAAGTGTGGGACTCGCGCTGGAGTGCGACCCGCAGGACCATAAATGCAGAGACCATCGACAACGTATTCGAGGCGTATAACGCGCTGGCGTTTCACCGGAAACGCGGAATGCAGATGGTCGATGGTGGCGGTAAAGAGATCCAGGTGATCCTGGAGAGTTCTACCGGGACCGCCGAGGCTTTCGACGGCTACGATCCGCTGTCGAAAAGCCCGGTTGATCCGTT